ACGCTGCGTGCTAGGCGGTTGTCGTATGACTCGTCTTCCTCGCGTGGTTCCTGTGGCAGGTAGCGGCGATGCTTGCGGCGCATCTCGTAGGTGCCACCCATCAGATCCTCAATCAGGATCCAGTGCGGCTCCATGTTCGCCCAGGCACTGTTGGGATCATTGACCGCAGCAACACGCCTGGTAAGCACGCGGTCATATTGGCCAAAACCTGAGTACACAGTGCTACGCCGCTTTATTAGTACAATCTAATGCCAGTGCCGCGTCCAGCACCAGCGTGTAGCGGGTTGAACTCACGCCAGACGAGGTAACCCAAGGCGTCGTTCATGTGATCGTAGCCAGCATCTTTGTCGGGGTCGCCTTTCTCGGTGTAGCTCTGAAGCTCAAGGCACTCGATGGTCTTGACGCAGGATGCGGCGATCTTGAGCCTTACTTCCCCTTTGCCATTCTCCAGCAAAGCCTGAACAGCAGCCACCCGATCCCGGACAGGAGGATTAGCCTTAGGTGACTGGTTAGACATGCCATAGCTTTCGAGAATAGCAATATCGGTTTGTGTTGCGTTTGTACTGCGGTTGCCGCCGCTGGCGTCCGGGTAAACGTAGATCTTGTGGTCTGGGTAATGCGCCTTGATCTTCTGGGCTAGTGCGTCAGTGTCATGGGCACCGCTGACTTCATCCACCACGTACAGGCTCTTGCCAACGCGGATGGCAATCACGGCAGACATGTTGCCCACGTTGAAGTCCACGCCGATCCGTAGCGGCTCGCGGCTGATGTCCGGGATTTGTACGGCCACATGTTTGGCACGATCAAACCGGTCATATACCTGACCTGTTGTCAGGTTGACAAACTCCCCGTCGAGGTAAGCCTTCAGCAGTTGTGGGTCATAGTTGGCCTGCATCCGCTCGATGAAGTCAGGCGGCAGGTATGGGTTGTCCTGCGTCCGCATCCTGATCAGCCGACGATCCTCGCGCCCCTTGCCGTCTTCACTGGCAAAGGTTTGCCACATCCAGCGGAAACCTTCAGGCGTTGAGGCTGCTGCAAACTGCCGCACGTTGCCGGACCGCAAGCGGCCAAGGATCTTTGGGAATGCCTTATTGGCAATCGTTGGGTTCACCGTGTCAATCTCGTCAGCCAGGATCCAGGCGCCGTTGATGCCGATGATGCGCTGCCAGTTCTCAAAGCTGCGGCACAAAATCTTGGTATCGCCGCCGGGTAGGTGCAGCGTGTACTCAGGCAAAGGCGACGCCCGGAAGGTGTACGGGATGCCATACGACTCAAGGAAATCGTCAAAATCGCTCTGCCAGATGTCGCGGATCAGCGGACCGGTGGGCTCCATTACCACACCAATGAAGCCTTGGTTGGCCATGGCGAGGTGAACAGCCTTGGCGCACAATGCCCGCGTCTTACCGGCGCCATACCCAGCGGACACGCCAAGGATGCTGGTGGTCTGGTCATCAACGAAAGCAATCTGTCCTGGGTGCAGGTCATTGCGGATGCGTTGAAGCACCTCTATCTCGTCAACGCTGTCAATGTTGTATCGATCCAGCACCGATCCTTCACGGTCAAGGATGCTCACCCAAGTACCTGCGCGATGCGTGCCATGGTGTTGATGCAGCCAAGTGCTACATGGAGTTGACCATTGGCTCTAGCAGCTTTCTGAACGCTTGATAACTGGGCCAGCAATTCTGCGGTGAACTGACGACGATCAATATCGAAGTCCATCTTGAGAACCTTTCTGGCTTCAGCGATATAGAAGTCCGCCATACGAGTGGCGATCCCCCATTCATTTGCGGCGTATTGCACAAGTTCCGAACGAGTCGCACCTTGAGACAACAGTTTTGCCACGCGGTTAACGCGGTAGTCAATTTCGGCTTGTGTGGGCCGCTTACCAGCCATCTAGCCTCCTGCGCTTAGGACTTGTAACAATTCTGTATCTACCCTAGTGAAGCAAAAGCATCAAGAGCGTACCAAACGAGTGAATTCCTGTAGCCACCTGGATGTGTAGGAACGATCGGTGTGACACCGTGCATGTTTCGCCAGGCCGGGTAAACAAGTAATGAGTTGTCGGCGCTGTTGAAGGTGACACCGTAGTCAGGAACGTACAAATTACCGCCAGTGCTATTACGACGTTTGGTGATGATGCAATTCACTGCGCCTTTGACGTTGAGGTTGTCTTGGTGAATAGCTGCGGCAATGTTGTAATTAGAAATGCTACTGGTAAATAGATCGGCAAAACGCCATTCCTGTGGCACACGTTCTTCAACCGCCTTGCGGTGTACTGCGTGGACTTCCGGCGCCACGTCTTGCATTACGGATAAACATTCACGACCAGCCAAAGTCATGGCTTTGACGAAAGTCCGCGCTGTTTGTACTGCGTGCACGCTGCTCTTAGTTGCGTAACTGCGGCGCATGTGCGGTTTCGGCGGAATGCTGCCGATGATGCAACTGTATTGCCTTACATCTTTTTCAGCATCGCCGTGGAGACCGCTGCTGCGACGCATCTCTGATTTTGGTACGCGGACGCTGTTTAGTTCAGCATCTGCCACGTTTACCAATTTCGCCAACTTTTCCGGAAGGGTCGCCAAGTAGAAACCAATCGGTTTGCCATCAACGACGAAGAGACTGTCTTCAAATAATGTGGGCGGCAATTCTTTAGGTTGGTCGCCAATTTTTACGCTGTGAGCAAGTTGCTTGAGGTGAATCGTTTTCATTAATTTTTACCATAGCAAAAAACATTAGTACAGGCTGGAAACCAGGCTGGCTGCCATTGTGCATAATCACGATTGTGATACCGGACCCTATTCCATTCAGCTTCTACTCGGTAGTGTTTCAACTGTTGATCCAAGACATTCCAAAGGCGCATTAAACTTGGATCGATATCAAAACTCCATTCATATACCATTTTACTGAAGACTATATCGGTGGTTTCAAGGATTGGCATCTCCGCGCCTTCTATGTCCATTTTGCATCCATGGAAACCTTTTGCTTCATCATCGAAACGGGCGCAAGGGACCTTGATTCCCATTTTATTCCATTTTTTGACAATGCTGTTACGCCATGTCTGATTGGAATTGCCGATGAAAAGTGTAACCGTATCTCGATCATCAGGAACCAAAGCGCGTTGTTTTACGGTTGCCCGAAATCCATTTAACTTTAAATTCTTTTCGATCATTTCGCAGTTGTACGGATCTGGCTCGTAAGTTGTTACGCTTGCACCAAGGCTACAAGCCAAAAGGGTAAAAGCTCCTACGTTGCCTCCACAATCCATCCATCGTTCACCTGGCAAGATTTTCATGCCGCGCTGGAAATAGGTTCCACGACCGACAACCTCTTCAAATGTTTTTATGTCACTGAATCCTGGGCGATACCAAAATTTAATTCCTTTGAGCTCACCTTGTTGGAGTTTCATATTTTTGCCTTTTCTGAGCTAAGTTTTTCGATCAACATCATGCCGACGTATCCACCTTTTGATCGCCAAAATTTGACGAGTTCCTGTGCCTCCTCATAGTGTTCCGGCTCAAATTCAATCTGAATAGCTTTTTTTACACCAGCGGCCATTTCATTTAATTGATTGTCCATATCCTCTTCGTCAAGGACAGAATAATCAGGTGTTTCAGCGAAGTCTGGTAGATCGTCACCCCAGCCAAGAACGGATAAGTCAAACCCAACATCGGCTAATGCGTTGAGTTCGCTTTGCAGGAGATCATCATTCCATCCACTATTGAGCGCGATCTGGTTGTCTGCGATGACGTAAGCGCGTCGCTGTGCCTCCGTAAGCCGTCCAAGCTTGATGGTGGGCACCACGTCAAGTTCAAGCGCCTGGGCAGCCATTAAGCGACCGTGGCCAGCGATCACGTTTAGGTCTTCGTCTACCAGGATCGGATTGGTAAAGCCGAATTCTGTGATCGATGCCGCGATACGTTCGATCTGTGTTGGCGAATGAGTGCGTGGGTTTTTGTCGTATGGGATCAGATCTTCAACAGGTTGCATGGTGACAACCAAGTCGGAATCAAAGTTTTCGTCAAATGGAAGTGTTTTAGTGGCCATCGGTTTAGGTGAGTGCAAAAACTATACAAGGAGTGTTTTCAAAATGGCAAATCTTTTGAAATAAAGTCGCGTGGTGATGGTTTGGCTTCTACGGCTGGCTCAGCAGGCAAGTTGTACTTGGCGCAGATATCAGCCCATTTGGACTGGTTGCCTTGGATCCAGTTGCGAAGGATGTTCTGGGGTTGAAATTTTGGATCGGATCCTGGTGCTCGGTGGTCAAGATCCTCGATGGTGCAACGACCTTTAGCGACCATGTGCGCCAGCGTTTCGCCGGTGCCAGCAAATGTTCCGAGTGGTGTGAGTGGCATCAGCGTGCAGGGTGAAGGATGCGTTGACGTGTGGCTTCGGCATGTGGATGCAACAGGTACCTCGGCAAGCCGCCGTGAATGCTGCCAATGGCAGCGCAATAGGTGCACCATCGGCCAGCCTCGTCAAAGCGGCCTACAGGCGCTTCTGAGACCTGCACGTGATCAATCGCAAGCTTGTCGAAGGTCGGATCAGACGTGGCTCGGTACAGCATTTTCGGGGAGAAAGATTTTTCCTTCTTGTCGGTGCAGGCCCAGATGTAGCTATTTGCAAGGCGTGGTTCAAAAAGTTCCATCAGCGGATCTCGTATTGCGGTGTGCTGGACATGGTGGCTGTGACTAGGTGCGGATTGAACTGGAGGTGGCGGCTGTAGCTGATGCCAGCCCACTTGCCGTTGATGGCTTGCGTGAGCTGTTCCTCGACTGCTGCTGGTCCGAGGCTGTCGTGGAATTTTGTCAGCTCGGTGCAAAGCAGTTTCCAGGCGATGTCGCCTTTGGAACCTTTCTTGATCTTCCAGAAGGAGTGGATCAAGTCGGCGTGCTGAGCCAGATCTGGTGACAGTGCCTTGGCTTTGGTTTTTACCGTTTTTGAACTAAGAACCGGATCTTCGTCTGAAATAAGAGCTTTAGCTCTTATTGAAGATGAAGAGGGATCTTGTTTATGGGTTCTAGTTAGGGTGCCCTTTTGGACACCGATATCGGTGCCTTTTTGGACACCGATTGAATTGGTGTCTTTTTGGACACCGGTGCCCTTTTGGACACCGATTTTTTGCTGGTCAGCGTTGAGGTAAATGTGCCTACGGCGACCGTCTGATGCAGTTGTGTAGCTAGCCCAGCCGTTGGTTAACAGCCAGTTGATGGCAGCCATAACGTCATGGCGTTTCATGCCCAGTTGTTTGGCCATAGTGGTGACGGATGCGTAGCAACCTTGGTCACTTCCATTGCCGTAGCGATGGAGCAACAGGTAGATGCAGACGCGTTGTTTACCGCCTGGTTCTGCCATCTGGTCCATCAGTGGATGTGGACAGATGGAAAACCCGGTTGATCGGATTCGTGGCATACTCAATTTGGAAAGCAAAGGC